GGTTCCAAACCGCATAGTTTTTGTGCGAGTTGATTCTAAAACCCTTATCTCAATATACTTGCGTGTGTAAGTTGTATTAGAAAATGAAATACCCCTGCTTAATCTCAAAAAAAATCAGCGAACTTTCGCCAGCTTCTTACAATCCTAGAAAAATTTCTAGTGATGCGTTGGGGCGATTGACCAATAGTCTTTCGGAACTTGGAAACCTCCAACCGATCACTTGGAACGCCAAGACCGGGAACATAGTCGGAGGCCATCAACGACTAAAGTGCTATTCGGCACTTGGCAAAGATGAGGTTGAGGTTTGGGCAGTATGGCTAGACGAACAACAAGAAAAGGCGGCGAACATAGCTCTTAATAAATTGAGCGGAGAGTTCGACCTACCAGCATTAAAAGATTTGTTTGAAGGTCTTGATACTGGCGAAATCGACCTAGACATTACTGGTTTTGGACAAGAAGAAATTGCTCAAATGATGGAAGCAACCGCACCAGAGGAAGACGGCAAAGCCACCGGGGAAAAGTGTGAGGCTTGTGGCAAGCCCTTGTGATAAATGATTCGACAAGCAGATTTAGTCCAAAAATGGGGAATGGACAGAGGCCAAATCTCTCGAATGGTCAAAGCCGGGATGCCTTTAACCTCCGAAGCAGACGCATACCGATGGAAACTCGCAAATCAAAAAAAGCCAAGCCGAGTGCAACCAATCTTGCCCCCATCTACGAACTCATCCGAGACATCCGAAACCTCGGACTCCGAGTCGTTAAAGTCGGAAAACTCGCTTGGCAGATTGATTCGAGCGAAAAGAGCAGAACTAGTTGCTTACTCATTGGTAGCCAGAGCAAGCAGGGACGGAAACCCAGTAGCGATGCGTGCGGCGATTGCGGGATGGGGCGAAGCAAAAAAAAGGGCAAGCGAAGCCGAAATGGAACACGCTCAATACGAAGAAGCCACAAGAGCCGTCATAAGAATGGACGAAGTGCGAGAAGTGTTCGGTAAATGGCTCGGCTCTATTAGAAACTTAATGGACGCAATGCCAGCTTCTCTTTCGGCCAGAGCAAACCCAAGCGACCCGGAATGTGCGAAGCAAGCCATTCAAGAGGGCATCGACCAAATTTTTGTGACGATTCAAAAAGCCGAAGGTGCTTTCAAATGAACGAAAGCGTTTTTCTTTTACTTGCTGGGCTATGGATTATCTGCATCCTTGGCTCGCTTCTAGATGACATCCTAAAATGAAACGCTCGCCACTTAAACGCAAAACCCCACTCAAGCGGGGTGGAAAGCTACGCCAAGTCTCTAAAAAGAGAAAAGGCCAGAACGAAGTTTATAAAGATGTGCGGGAGAAGTTTCTTGGAAACAATCCAATCTGCCAAGTGTGTCGTTGTAAGATGGCAAGCCAAGTGCATCACCGCCGAGGTAGGTTTGGCGATAGACTGAACGAATCAGAGTTTTTCTTGGCCGTGTGCTTTGAGTGCCATCATAAAATCCATCAGAATCCAACTTGGGCTTATGCAAAGGATTATATGATTAAGAGATGAACCAGCTTTTCGATGTTAAGCAATTCGCAAGATCAATCTTTGAGCCAAGGGAAAAACTTTCAATTCCAGAGTGGGCAGAAAAGAATCTTACGCTTTCGGCTAGGGTTACAAATATACCCGGAGCGTATTCCACAAAACTAACCCCTTATGTGCGAGAGCCGTTGGAGGCTTTTGGTGATGATTCGGTTCGCAGAATTACTTTGGTGTGGGGAGCACAAACCTCCAAGACAACAACAATTCTAGCTGGTCTTGCCTATCGGCTTGCAGAGCGTCCTTGTCCTAGCTTGTGGGTAATGCCATCGGAGGCATTGGCTAGGTCGTTTTCTGAAACTCGGTGGCTTCCAATGGTGGACGACTGCCCTGCATTAGCAAAAGAAAAACCAGACAACACCGACAAGATCAAAATCCTAGAACAACACTTTCGCAGAATGTCGCTATGGTTTGTTGGGTCGAATAGCCCTGCCAATCTTGCGTCTAGATCGGTATCGTTACTGATGCTTGATGAGGTGGACAAATACCCGGATGCAGGGTCGAGCAAGAGCGAAGCGGGTGCGTTGCAGTTGGCCGAGGCCAGAGTTGCGACCTATCCAAATCATTTAATCATCGCCACATCTACGCCAACAACCGCTGATTCTACAATTTGGGCTGAATGGCAAAAGGGAGATATGCGGTTCTTCTTTGTGCCTTGTCCGCATTGCAATCACAAACAAAAGCTAATCTGGGGACAAGTGAAGTGGGACGAGGCCGCCAAGATCGAGGAGGCAGTTTATGATTTTAAGTTGGTTAAATCCTCGGCCTACTACGAGTGCGAGAACTGCAAGCGAAAGATTACAGACGGCCAAAAGACAGCAATGCTCCGGGGTGGCGAGTGGATTGCGACAAACCCCAAAGGCGAACCAAACCGCCGAAGCTATCACCTTAACGGACTCTATGCCCCTTGGGTTTCGTTTGGTTCCCTAGCGGTTAAGTTTCTTCAAGACAAGTATAGCGGAATCATAGGGCTACAAGACTTCGTAAATCGCATCCTTGCGGAGCCGTGGCTAGAACACGAACAAGAACGAATCGAGATCAAGGCGGGTGGCTACAATATGGGCGAGGTTCGAGATGGCGAGAAAACGATTATGTCAGTCGATGTGCAGGAATCTGGCGGGTTCCACACTTGGGCTTTGGTTAGGGCTTATAATGGAGAGGGTAAGTCTAGGATGGTCTGGGCTGGTAGGCTTGAGACTTGGGGAGATGTTGCGGCCAAGGCAGACGAATTTAAGGTGGAGCCTAGATGCGTTGTGGTGGATACAGGAGATCAAACCCGCCTTTGTTACGAATGGATTTGCAAGATGGGCTGGCTAGGTCTTGTGGGGTCGGACAAGTCTAGCTTCTCGGAGATTGTGGGACAACAAAGGGTGGCAAGGCCATTCTCAAGAATCGCTAATGGAGACCCCTTTTCTGGTAAAGCTACTGGTTCTAGGGACGGATGGAAATGGCGTTTAGCTCCAATCTGGCGTTGGTCTAACACGGAAATTAAGGACATATTTGCCAATCTATTAAAATCTGATGGTTTTGTGGCTGATGATGCACCGCAAGTCTGGCGAGAACATATTGAAGCAGAGCGTAAGGTTTCAGTTAAAAATCCTATGACCGGGAGGACTCGAATGGTTTGGAAACAAATAGGAAAACAGAATCACTTATTGGATTGTGAATGTATGAACATTGTTGGGGCTGGGCTTCATAAGCTATTAAATATCAGCCCCGCAAGTTTGACAGATGAGGTTGAGAATGGCGAAGGGTGATTTCATTGGGCTACCCCTCACCACCCTTACTTCTCTCCGTGATAAATATATCACTTGTTTGGAAGCGATTGCGGTGGCTGGTGCGAGCTATTCGATTGCGGGACGCTCTTTTTCTAGGGCGAATCTTGGCGAGGTTCGTGATACGATTGCCGAACTTACTCTTGCAATACAATCTGCAACCGGGCAAAGGATTCGCACTACATATGCAAAGTTTGGCCCTGCTCGTTCGATTGGAATGGCGTAAGTGAAGAAAATTGGGCTGAACTTTCTAGATAAGGCTATTGCCTTTGTAAATCCGCAAGCGGCGGTTGATCGGCTCGCTTCTAGGGCAAAGCTCACGGCTTTTGAATATGATGCCACACAATACAATCGGCAACGCCGTGGGCCGTCCTCGTTGTCTGGTGCGGAAGGTTTTCGCTCAAACTATGACCGAGTAGAGCTTCTAAAGCGTTCTAGGGACTTGGCAGAGAATGTTGGATTGATTCGTGGGTTGCTGATGAAGTTTGCCAGCCATTGTGCGGGTAACATTTCCTATCAAGCCAGAACTGAAAACCCTAAAGTTAATGTCGATGTAGAGGCTTACTGGAACGAGTGGTGGGACAAGTGCGATCTTTCTGGACGAAACACCGGGTCGTTCTTGATGCAGATCGCAATGATCAGCATGTTGCGTGACGGAGATTTTTTGTTTGTTTTAGTCCGTGACCAGAATGGGAATCTAAAGCTACAAGGCATTGAGGCAGATAGACTTGGTGACCCAAACAGAACCTACACAAGCCTTAATCTTATTAGTGGAATCCATATCGACCAAGAAACTGGTGCACCTACTGGTTACGACATTTACCTTCGCACATTTGGCAACGCCTACATTTTCCAAACAACTATTCCGGCAAGCCAAGCGTTCCACCTTTATGACCCGCTTCGGATTGACCAATACCGGGGCATTTCTGCTTTCCATACCGCCATCAATGATTGCGTGGATTTGTATGAAATTATTGCCTCCGAAAAGATGGCCGCAAAGCTCGCAAGCTCACAAGCTGGAATTGTTAAGCGGAACAATAATAATGCCTCCGACTTGTCCACGCTTACCAATGACCTAAACGCCGACAATCAAGGCATCAAACTAGAAACCATCGAGCCGGGTAAGATTAGCTATTTGGAAGTGAACGAGGACATTGTTTTCCCAGATGGCCCTAGTCGTCCGTCTGGTGCGTTTGCAGAGTTTCATCGGATTCTTTTGCGAAACATTTGTATGGGCGTTGGCATCCCCTATTCGTTTGCCGTAGACCCTTCTATGATGTCTGGCCCAACCGCTAGACTTGAAATGCAACAAGCTGGTCGCACCTTCCGAAGATACCAGAAACTTCTTGAGGATAAGGTTCTTCGCCCACTCAAGAACATCGTAATTGCAGACGGAGTGGCTAGGGGATTGATTGCAAACAACCTTGGAAGCAAAAGCACGAAGGGAATCTTTAACTTTGGTGCGAATGTTTCCATCGACCTTGGCCGTGAATCGCAAGCCAATATCGCAGAGTTTAGGGCTGGTCTGACTACCGCAAGTTCGATCTATGCTGAAAAGGGATTGGACTTTGAAAGTTCAATGAGGCAGAGGGCATTAGAAGCCAAGTTGGTTAAAGACCTTTCAGAGCAATATGGTGTTCAACCAAGTTCTATTTCCGACACAATTCTTGGTTCTATTGCTCAACCCAGCCAAGATCAAGCACAAGATGGCGAGCAATCAAAGCAAGCAGAACAAGCCTATGTTGCCGATCAAGCACTCAATGGGGCACAAGTTGCTTCGCTCATTCAAGTCATCAATGCGGTTGCTTCCGGGGCAGTTTCCAAAGAAGGCTCAATTTCGATTATCACGGCGGCTTTCCCATTCATTTCACCAGAAGAAGCATCAAAGATTGTGGAAGGAATCAATATCGGAACAATCGCCCCATCAACAAAAACTCCTACTCCCACCCAAGCAATCCCTACGCCAGAAAAAATGGAGGACGAGCCACAAGACGAAAATGCCGTTGTAGTTGTTCCTCCAATCAAAGAACAAGACACCGCAAGCAAGACAACTGGTAGCGATGGAGACATTGATGTTGGTGAGGAGCGTGAGCCAACCGAAAAAGGCGAGACCGAAGATACTTCTAAAATTGGCAATAAACAGATCGAGAACAATCTTCAAGAACTATCCAAGCTAGACCCCAAAAGCGTTCAGATGCTAATCAGCGGAATGCTTAATGCTTGTGAGTTAGGCAAGTATTCGGACATTGACTTTACCCCACCGCAAGGAGCCAGAGAGGCCGCTAAACGAGCCTTGGCAGTTCGTAGCGAGAAGCCAGCAAGTCAAAGGGGAATGACAGCAGTAGGCATCGCCAGAGCAAGAGATTTGATTGCTGGCAAGGCATTGTCCCCGGATACAATTCGTAGAATGCACTCCTTCTTTAGCCGTCACGAAGTCGATAAAAAGGGCGAAGGTTGGGACGATCAAGGCAAAGGTTGGCAAGCGTGGAATGGATGGGGTGGCGATGCTGGCTTTGCTTGGGTCAAGAAGCTCATTAAGCAAATGGATAGCCGAGACGAAAAACTTGAAGAACCAGCTTCTTGCCCTATCGCAACGCAAGACATCAAAACTAATCTAGCCCATCGGCAAAATGCGGTTGATGATGCTAACTACGGCCCAGCTAACCCTAATGAACCGAATGATGCCTATTGGAAAGCAAAGGCAAGCGAGTTCCAAGGCGATGTAGCAACGGCAAAGAAAATGCTTTGCGGTAATTGTGCCGCCTTTAACCAGACCAGCAAGGTTCTTGGGTGCATCAAGAAAGGCATTGGCGAAGATGCAAACGAGGTAGCGATTGGTGGGAACCTTGGCTACTGCGAAATTTTTGATTTTAAGTGTGCGGCTAAACGGACTTGTGATGCTTGGATTGTTGGTGGCCCGATCACCGATAAATCTAAATAATTGACAAACTAGGGAGGGATTATGGAAAACGCCAATGGCGAGACAATTCTCACGACTTTTCTGACCTATCAGAATCAATATAAGATATTTCATTGGCAGACAAAGAGTTATAGCCAACACAAGAGTTTTGGCGAAATCTACTCGTCTCTTACAGAGAACATTGATGAGTTTATTGAAACCTTTATGGGAAAGTATGGCAGAATTGTTTCTGCCTCTACCTTTGATTTCAGCCTAGACAATTACTCTGAAAACTTTGGGGAATACAACGATGAGTTCATTTCTTTCCTTTCGGAAGAACTTCCCGGCTACTTGAACGAAGGTGACACCGACCTTTTGAACATCCGAGATGAGATTCTCGGTAATGTGAACCAGTTGAAATATCTCTTAACCTTGGTCTAAATATATGCCCCTACTCACACCCAAAAAAGGCGAGAAAAGCAAGGATTTCGTTGGTCGTTTTATGGGTCACGAAACAGCAGTTAAAGACTTCCCAGACCAGAAGCAAAGGGCGGCGGTTGCCTACCAGACCTACCGGGACGCAAAGAAGAAGCAACGCAAGGAATCTAGGCTTGAGGAGGATTCCACGATTATTCCGAATGTATATATCTTGAGTCAAGGAGAAGCCAGAGGCCACGATTTATTCATCGACAAGACTTCTATCGAGAAAGCCTATGAGCTAATGTCCAAGGCTCCTAATGGTGTTAAGGTTAAAATGAATCACGGCTCCGGGCTGGAAAGCGTATTGGGGTTTGCTCGCAACCCTCGCATCGAAGGCGATAAGCTAATGGCTGATCTACATCTTCTCAAAAGCTCCCCTCACTATAACTTGGTTAAGGAGATGGCAAACGAAGCCCCCGACCAGTTTGGGGTTAGCTTGGCTTTCTTAAACGAGTCTGAAACCATCGGTGGTAAAGACTACATTCGTCCGCAAAGGATTGAATCTGCCGACTTGGTTTCTAGCCCTGCCAGCAATGAGAAGTTCCGTGATTTTCAAAGCAAGGACGCAGAGATGCTTGTTTTTGCCGTTGGAACAAAGTTTCGTTGCTGGGAAGGATACAAACCAGCAAAAGGAGTTCCAGCATACGAGTCTGGCTCTTGCGTAAAAGCTGAAGAAAATTTGGGATACAATGCGGGGGGCACAAGCATCCCTGCCGATATGCCACAAGCAGTTGTGGAGAGCGACCCAATACTTGACAAAAAAGGAGATAAAAATATGGACAAGAAATATATGGACGAATTGAGCGAATTGAAAGCTCGCCTAGAGGCTCTCGAAGCCGCTATGAAACCCGCTGACGAAGCCAAAGATCAAGCCGAAGATAAATCCGAAGTGGTTCCTTCCACCGATGTTCCTTCGCCCGAAGATAAGCCCAAGAGCGATGAAAGCCAGATGGCCGAAAAGCTCAAAGCCGTTCTGACTGAATTTGGCATTAAGCCCATTTCCGCTTCCCCGGTGGTTGAAGCCCCGGCGAAAGTCGAACCCAAAACTTTTGAAGAACTCGTGGCCGCCCATAGCGACTACGGAACCTCAAAGCTCAAGGCGATGAACGCCGTGATGCTCTCAAACCCCAAAGAATATGCCGAGGCTCGTAGCCGTGGCATCACGAAAATCTAACCAAAGGATAAACTAAAATGTCCACTCAAGTTGATAACAATTTTCGCACATTCGGCACGGCTTCCGCCATTTCGGCGTTCCGTCTCGTTCAGCCCGATACCACCACGGCTGGTTTTGTTAATGTTGCGGTAACTGGTGCTAACAAATCTATCGGCGTGACCCAAGAAGATGTGGCCGCTGGCGGATTTGTTTCCGTTAAGATGTTCCACCCCACCTTCTTTGCAACCGTCTCTGGCGTGTGTGCAGTTGGTGATGTGCTGAAATTTGATAACGCTGGTCAAGTGACTACCTTGGCGGCAAACATTGGAACGGCTGGAATCGCTCTCGAAGCGGCCACGGCTACTTCGGCGGTTATCGAAATCGCTATCCCATTGTTCTAAACAATAGCAACAACAAACAAAAGAAAGAATAATATAAAATGAGCTTTATCTCTGGTGGCACGACAATTCGTGCAGACATCAACCAAGCCCTAATCGAAGCCCCTGCCCAGATCGGCTTGATCGGTGCGGATGTTATGCCCCTCCTCCCGGTTCCGGCGAAGAGTGGCGTGTATCTCAAAGTGCAGACGGCTGATGCCGACCTCTTGAACGCTGATGCGGCCAAGCGGTCTGCTGGTTCTGAATACGCCCGTGCGGTTCGGAAATTCACTTCCGATACCTACGATTGTATCGAAACTGGATTGGAAGAATTGTTGGACGATTCTTTCAAGGCCGATGCAAATCGTTTCTTCTCGCTCGAAGCCGAAACTGCGAAGTTCTTGCTCCGCCAAGTTAAGCTCTCCCACGAAAAGCGGGTGGCCGACTTGCTGTTTGCAAGCACGACTCCCTTCACCACCTCGGACATTAGTGCGACCGCCGCCTACTCCGAAGCGAACCTTGCGACCATCAACGCCCCTGCGGATGTTGCGGCTGGCAAGCTCGCTTTGAACAAGCTCGGCTACGAAGCCAATGCCGTCATTATGTCGGCCAATGTCTATGAGCGGGTTCGCAGGACTACCCTCTTGCAGAATCAGTTCTACGGAGTGGTTTCCAATACTGGCGGTCGTCTCCTCGATGAGAGCCAGATTGCACAAGCCTTCGGCGTGGAAAAAGTGTTGATCGGTCGTGCGGCTTACAACACGGCGAACAAGAACAAGAGCTACTCTGGCTCGTTCATCGTTCCCGATACCAAGATCGTTGTGGCGAATGTGGCTAATGGCCAATTCACCGCTGGCGGTCTGGGTCGCACCTTGGTGTGGTCTGATGATGCTCCCGGTGGCTTTGTTTCTGAAAGCTATCGTGATGAAGCAAGGCGTAGCAATGTTCTCCGTGTTCGTATGAACACAGCCGAGAAAATCATTGATGCTAATGCCGCTGTTCGTATCACTACTAGCTATGTTTAATTGATTGGTTCATTGGTTGGTTGGTTCCTTGAAGAAGGGGGAGGGCGAAAGCTCTCCCCCTTTTTCTTTTGACACAACGACAAGGAAACTATGGCAGATAATACCCCTTCTTTTGTTTATTACTCGCAGATTTCCCACGCATCCCGCCCCGGAACTCGTTATAGTTCCACTACCGCAAGTGCCACTACTGGTTCATTTGCTGGCCTAGTTGCCGTGACTGATACTCGCTTTTATGCCATCACTTCGTCTGTTACTGGAATGAGTGGCTTTGCAAACACGACCATTGGCTCCGCTACAACCATTCCCGCTGGAACTTATCTGCCGGGTGATGTGTCCTCGTTCCAGTTGCATACTGGCCTAGTCCTAGCCATTGGGAGCTAAACAATGCCCAAGCTGGGTTATGGATACGCCCTTTATCCGGGGAGTCCGTCTAGTCTGCCTAGCGACATTTCTGGGCTAGGTCTTTGGCTCAAGGCTGATGCTGGAGTTAAATTTGGCTCTTATGTAAAAGAAATAACGCTTACTGGTGCTGGTTCGCCAACGGCTAATGGCATATATACAAGGGAAGATGCTGGGACAGATGGGCTTGGTTCATTTTACTTTAATAACAATTCAATTTATTGGAGCATTGAAGATTCAAGGTGGTATTTGAGCGATTCAGAAGGAGCAGGGTCACAATCGTATTCAAATTTTTCACCAACTCTATCTGATAATTGGAGTGTAAATGACGATCTGTCTCCAGCCCCAAACGCCACTTATAAATTCTTTACCCCATCACAAAACAACATTTCTGTTTGGGAAGATCAAAGTCAGAACAAATACAATGCACTTCCAAAATATATAAACCCAGCATTTCTTAATGCAGACTTAAATGGAAAACCAACCATTCAGCTTTCTTCCGTTGGTGGATACAATAAATCTTTAACTATTCTTGGCAATCCAATGGGAGAATTTGGCACAACGGCATTTGTTGTTAATTATGTTCAATCAGAAGTTTTTGATGGAGGAGATACAAATGGTGCGTTATTAGGAAATTTTGGTGGTGCTGAAAATGGAAGTCATTGGCCGTATGGATTGACTAATTCTGTATATGATTCATTTTGTTCAACAATAAGAAAAGATGATTTGGGCGAACCTCCCGGTATTAGAAACTGGAATACATATTGTGTAATTTCACAAGATAATAATTGGAAACTATTTTGCAACGGATTGCTTTATGATAATGACCCTACAAATGTTTATTCTAATTCCATTGCTGGTGATGGTTCATTATATATTGGGATGCAAAACAACGCAGGGACAAATCAAATTTTTAAGGGTAAAATTGCTGAAATTATTATTTATAAAAAAGTTTTAACAGAGACAGAACGCCAGCAAGTTGAAGGCTATCTAAACGCCAAATACGCCATCTATTGACACTCTTTCCCTAGAAATCCTATGTTAATCGGCAACACAAGAATCGGTGGAATCGGCTCCCTATCCGTTAAGAACACCTACGACCCGGACGCTCTTGCCTACCTAACCGCAGTAGAGGCCGCCGATGGGCAAGCCCTAGAAAACTCTGTTAAGATTGCCGTCAATACTTTTGTTAAAGGATGCAAGACGGATGGCATTTGGGATTCTATTGTATCTTGCTGTATTATGGCTGGAGCTAGAAGTGTTGCTGGAGCAATTACCCCACTCAAAGGAAATGCTCCAACGAATTAC